TTGGATTTCAACTGGTTCTACAATGTTAGATTTAGCAATTGCTAATAGACCAAATGGTGGTGTTGCTGTAGGTAAGATTACTGAATTAAATGGTTTAGAAGGTAGTGGTAAATCTCTAATAGGTTCTCATTTATTAGCTTCAACACAAAAACAAGATGGTATAGCAGTTTATATAGATACAGAATCAGCAGTATCTCAAGAATACTTGAGAGCTATTGGTGTTGATACTACAAGTATGTTATATGTACATCTTGAAACTGTTGAAGAGATATTTGATACTATTGAAACAATTGTTACAAAAATCAGAGAATCAAACAAAGACAAGTTAGTTACAATTCTCGTTGACTCATTAGCAGCTGCTTCTACAAAAGTAGAGATGGATGCTGACTTTGATAAAGATGGTTGGGCAACAGCTAAAGCAATCATTATATCAAAGGCTATGAGGAAAGTAACACAAATGATAGCACGACAAAAAGTCGCATTGGTTTTCACAAATCAGTTAAGACAAAAGTTAGGTGTAATGTTTGGAGATCCTTGGACTACTTCAGGTGGTAAGGCTCTTCCATTTCATTCATCAACTCGTGTTAGATTTAAAAATGCTGGACAAATCAAAGATACTAACAAAACCACTATAGGTATTAAAATCAAAGGACAAGTAATTAAGAATCGTCTAGGACCTCCAATGAGGACTGTAGAGTTTCCACTTTACTTTGATACTGGTATTGATGACTTTGGTAGTTGGTTAACTGTAATGAAAGAACACAAACTCTTAAAGAGTGGTGGTGCTTGGTATACATTACAACATTGTGACCTTGAAACTGGTGAATTGATTAAAGAATACAAATTCTTATCTAAAGATTTTGAAAAACTAATGTTAGAGAATCCAGAGTTAAAAGATTATTGTTATGGATTAATCTGTGAAGCTTGTATTCTTAAATATGATTCTAAAGAACTTGGTATCGATGATGTAACTGAAACAGAGGATGCTGTTGATGAACTCTAAACCTGATTTAAATAAAAAGTTTATATCATTTTTAGAACAAACCAAAAACCAAGAAAAAAAATCTGTAACACATCTAAATGATAGAGTTTTAATTGTAGACGGCCTGAATACATTTATCAGGTCGTTTGCAGTTAATCCTGCTATTAATGAAGATGGGTTACATATTGGTGGGATGATGGGTTTTTTAAAATCAATAAGATATACTTCAGATATTCTAAAACCATCAAGGGTTATTATTGTTTTTGATGGTAAAAATGGTAGTGGTAGAAGACAAAAAATATATCCAGAATATAAATCAACTCGTAAAGTTAAACGAAGATTAAATCGTAATGTGGATTGGGGAACAGCTCCACAAGATGAAGAACAATCTATGAAACAACAAATGGGTAGGTTGATTGAATATTTAGAACAACTACCTTTGACTTTAATATGCGTAGATGGTATTGAAGCTGATGATACAATGGCTTATATATCACAACAAGTTTTAAAAGATAGTGATATATTTTTAATGTCAACAGACAAAGACTTCTTACAATTGGTGGATGACAGAGTAAAAGTGTGGAGTCCTACAAAAAAGAAATTGTATGATAGAAAAAGAATATTAGAAGAGTTCGGAATACCATCGAGGAACATGTTGACATATAGAATATTAGATGGTGATAAATCTGATAATATTAATGGTGTACTAGGAGCTGGTTTAAAATCTTTAATAAAATATATTCCATCTATTACAGAAGACAAAGATTTTACTGCGATGGATTTATTGAATTTTGTAAATAACACAGATTCTAAAATAAAACTGTTGGAAAATATAAAAAAAAGTAGTAATATTATAAAACGAAATTATTTACTAATGCAATTACAAAAAGTTGATATACCAAATCATACAAAGATGAAAATACAAGGAGCTGTAAATGGTGATGTTCCACAATTGATTAAGTATAAATTTCAAACAATGTTTTTAAAGGATAAATTAACATCTGCGATTCCTAATTTAGATTCTTGGATTATGGAATTTACCAGATTAGATAGATTTAGGGGATTAAATGGATAAATTAAATGAATTTGGGCATACATTTCAAGTAAAATCAATTGCGAGTTTGATGAAAAATCAAACTTTTCTTGAACAGATTCATGATATTTTAGATGAAAAACATTATGACAGTGATTCTTTAAAGTGGATTATAAAAGAATGTAAAAATTATTTTGATGAATATAAAAAGACAATAACACTTGATGTTTTTAAAGTAAAAACCCAAGAGGTTGAAAATGATGTATTAAAATTATCGATTGTAGAAAATCTTAAAGAAGTTATGAAGTATATGGAAGCTCCTGATTTAGATTTTATACAAGATAAATCTCTTGATTTTTTTAAAAACCAAACATTAAAAAATGCTATATTAGAATCAGTTGAAATAATGGAATCAAAAGGTGACTATGATGTTATTAAGAGATTAGTTGATGATGCTCTCAATGCAGGAACTGAACGAAATATAGGACATGAATACATCGAACATATTGAAGATAGGTATTCAGAAACTGCTCGTGAAACTATATCAACTGGTTGGGATACAATTGATGAATTAACTCAAGGTGGATTAGGTGGTGGAGAACTTGGTGTGATTGTTGCTCCTGCTGGTGTTGGTAAAACTTGGGTGTTGGCAGCGATTGGTGCAAATGCTATGAAAAAAGGTAAACATATAGTTCACTATTCATTGGAGTTGAATGAGGCTTATGTTGGTTTAAGATATGATTCAATATTTACAGGTGTTCCAAATCAAAATCTTAAATATCATAAAGAAGATGTTCAAGGTGAGATGGATAAACTTAAAGGTGACTTGGTTATTAAGTATTATCCAACTAAAACTGCTAGTGTAAATACTTTATCAGCTCATCTAAAAAGAATCACAAATTTTGGAACACAAGTAGATATGGTGGTTGTAGATTATGCTGATATACTAAAAGATACAGGTAATTCAAGAGAGGTAAGACACGCTCTTGGTAATATTTATGAAGATTTAAGAGGATTGGCTGGTGAGTTTCAAATACCAATATGGACTGCTTCACAAGCTAATAGAAGTGCTCTTGACGAAGATGTTATTGAGGCTACAAAGGTTTCTGAATCGTATCAGAAAGTGATGACAGCAGATTTTGTAATGTCATTAAGTAGAAAAGTAGAAGATAAGATAGGTAACACAGGTAGATTCCATGTAATTAAAAACAGATTTGGTCCTGATGGTATTACTTATCCAGCTAAAGTAAATACTAATACTGGTAAAATGGAAATATACGAAAGTAGTTCAGTTGGTGGACAAGAACAACAACAAAAAATAAATAACAGAGATAATCTTATGAAGAAAATGCTAGCAAATAAATATGAGGATTTAATGAATGAATAGGATATTACATCTTAATTTATTTAGAAAGTATTTTGATCAAATAGCAGAAGGAACTAAAACTATTGAGTATAGGGATAAAACTGACTATTGGAAAAAAAGAATAGAAGGCAAGGAGTATGATGTTATTAAATTTAGAAATGGTTATGCTAAAAATGCACCAACAATGTTAGTTGAATATAAAGGTTATTCGGTTGGTGAAGAATACGAATTAAAACTAGGAAAGATAATAGAGGTAAATTATGAGTGATTTGAAAAGATTCCAAGAGTTCGTGAAATGGTTTGAAGAACTTGTGTTTGGAGTAGAAACAAAACCAAAACGAGCTAGAGGTAAAAAGGGTAGATATAAAGCTGATGATAAATCTACACCTAATATAAATGAGGCTTGGGTTGGTGGTAAAGCACCAAAGAAAAAGAGGAAAAAATAATGGAAAATTATTGGGATACGCATTATCCAACACATATAGAAGTACCAGAAGGTTATTGGACAATAACAACTACTGCAGGTAAAAATGATAATCCAAATAAATACTGGCATCATGGTGAAGACAATGAGTAACTATATAGAACATAGGCCTTGGGGCTCGTTTGAAAATTTACTTGATGAAGAATATTGTAAAGTAAAAAGAATAATTGTAAAACCAGGACAAAGGTTAAGTTATCAATATCATCACGAAAGAACTGAACATTGGGTTATAGTTCAAGGTGAAGCATTAGTCACACTCGATGGTGAAGAATATCTTTTTCATAAAGGTATGGTAGTAGAAATACCTGTAACAACTAAACATAGAGTTGAAAATAAATTTGATAAAGATTTAATATTCATCGAAACTCAAACAGGACATTATTTTGGGGAAGATGATATAGTGCGAATAGAAGATGATTATGGAAGGGAACAAGATGAAAATTAAATTAGATAAAACAGATAGTAAAGTAATACACTCAAATGAAACATATGATGTTATAGATAATACAAATCTAAATAATCTTATAGTTTCAAAAACAATATTACATGAAGGTAAAGAAACATCAGGACATAACCATAAAGGGCAAGAAGAAGTTTATATGTTTGTTGAAGGTTCTGGTGTGATGCAAATAGATGATCAAAAGTTTTTAGTTACAAAGGGTGATATAGTATTAATACCTGATGGAGCATTTCATAAGGTATATAACACAAGTATTTATAAAGCTAACAATCCTTTAATATTTGTATGTGTATTTGATGGTGGGAGAAATCATTAAAGTATCGGATTTTACAATAGAAGCTGTTCATAAAAAAGCAGTTACACCGTTTATTGAAAAATGGCACTATTCACATTATGCTGGTGGTATACAACACAGACAATGTTTTGCATTGTATTCACCAGATGGTCCTTTTGGATTACCAAGAATGATTGGAGCTGCTATATATGGACAACCAGCAATGCCTGATACTGCAAAAAAATACAATCCTGATAACCCTTTGAGATGTTGGGAGTTACGAAGATTGTGTTGTATAGATGATACACCTACAAATACGGAAAGTTTTTTTATAGGTAAAACATTGAGATGGTTAAATCAAAATACAGATACACAAGTAATTATATCTTATTCTGATTTACATCAAGGACATGAAGGAACTATTTATAAGGCTAGTAATTTTATAAATATAGGACAATCACCTGCATCAAGGGTGTTAATGGTTGATGGAAAAGAGTTTCACGGCCGTTCAATGAACAATAAACATAGGCCTTATGGTAGAGCATTAAAGAGAAGATGGGAAGCTAAAAAGGCTGGGGCAGACGATGATGGTATATTCTATGTAGATAGAAAACCAAAGAATATTTATGTATATTGTTTCAATAAAAAGTTAAGAAAGAAATATTTATTAATATCCAACCAAAAGGTTATGGATTCTAAATTCAAGGAGAAGCATAAAGATGGAATATAAGAGATTTTCACTGTCAGATAATTTTATAGACGGGTACAAAAGAAAACGAGCACCATTTGGGTTCAATGGTCTTGGTGAGTTAGTATATATGAGAACCTATTCAAGAATTAAAGACGATGGAAAAAATGAAATGTGGTGGGAAACCTGTCAACGAGTAGTTGAAGGTACTTACAACATGCAAAAGAAATGGATAGAATCTCATCATTTAGGGTGGAACGCGTGGCAGGCACAAAGAAGTGCACAAGAGATGTATGACAGAATGTTCAATATGAAATTTTTGCCACCTGGCCGAGGACTTTGGGCAATGGGAACTCCAATAACAGAAGAACGAGGTTTATACGCCGCCCTTAACAATTGTGCATTTGTATCAACAGATAATCTAAAAGAAGATTTATCTAAACCATTTACATTCTTAATGGATGCTAGTATGGTTGGAGTTGGAGTTGGTTTTGATACAAAGGGCGCGGAACAATTTGTAGTTAGAGGTCCGAAAGAAGATAGAGAAAGAGAAACATATATTATACCAGATACAAGAGAAGGTTGGGTAGAATCAGTAAGACGATTATTAGATTCATATTTTCTTGGTATCACAGGTGTTGATTTTGATTACTCAAAAATTAGAGAAGAAGGAGCCCCAATTAAAGGTTTTGGTGGAGTGTCAAGTGGGCATAAACCTTTAATGGAAGTTCATAAATCTGTTTCAGAATGTTTAGATAAAAATATAGGTGAACCAATATCAATAACTACTATCGTAGATATAATGAATCTTATTGGTAAATGTGTTGTAGCAGGTAATGTTAGAAGAACTGCAGAAATAGTATTTGGTGACCCTGAATCAGAAGAATATATCAATCTAAAAAATTATAAAAAGAATCCAAACAGAGAAACATTTGGTTGGACATCTAATAATTCAGTATTTGCTGAGTTAGGTATGGATTATACAGATATAGCAGAAAGAATTGTAGACAATGGAGAACCAGGACTTGCTTGGTTAGATAATATGAAACACTATTCACGAATGAAGAATGGTGGAGATGATAAAGACCATAGAGTAGCAGGTGGTAATCCTTGTTTGGAACAATCATTAGAATCATATGAGTTATGTTGTTTAGTGGAAACATTTCCACATAACCACGAAGATTTGGATGATTATTTAACAACATTAAAATATGCATACTTATATGCAAAAACAGTAACACTTGGAAAAACACATTGGCCTGAAACTAATCGTGTGATGTTAAGAAACAGAAGAATCGGATGTAGTGTAAGTGGTATTGCTCAGTTTATTACTCACAGAGGACAAGGTGAGTTGAGGAATTGGTTAGAAAGTGGATATGATAAATTACAAGAATATGATAAAGGATATTCGGATTGGTTTGCTGTACCTCGTAGTGTGAAAACTACATCAGTTAAACCAAGTGGTACTGTTTCATTGTTGGCTGGTTCAACACCAGGTTTACATTATCCAGAGAGTAGGTTCTATATCAGAAGAATTAGGTTATCTAATTTAAGTCCATTGATTAAACCTTTGGAAAAAGCGGGATATAAAATAGAACCTGCTTTCGGAAGTGAAGATTCAACTGTAGTTATTGAAGTACCTGTTGATATGGGTGATGGAATCAGAACCGTAAGTGAAGTTCCTATGTGGGAACAAATGGCATTAGCAGCATTTATGCAGAGATATTGGGCTGATAATCAAGTGAGTTGTACTGTAACATTTGATCCTGAAAAAGAAGGACCTCAAATAGCAACAGCACTTAACTATTTCCAATATCAATTAAAAGGTATTTCATTCTTACCTAAATTAGAATTAGGTGCTTATAAACAAATGCCTTATGAAGAGATTACTGAAAAAGAATATCATAAAATGGTTAAACAATTATCATTTTTATCATTCAGACAAGTAAAAGGTAATGAAGCTGAGGTTGATAAATTTTGTAATAATGATACTTGTGAAATTGATTTGGAAGCTATAAAAGAATCACAGGAATTAGAAAATGCATAATCCGTTTACCAAACATCCAAGAGAAACTGTTGGTGAAACATGGTGGCAACATTGTAAGTTTACATTTTCAATTGGAGTTAGATTATATTTTACAAGTATTTATTTTATGATACATGGGTTATTTCCATTTATAGAGTTACATAAAAAATATAACTTAATGGATACATCTATGTGGTTAAATAGTAAAAACAAAAATAGAGAAATTAAGAGAGGTAAAAAATGAGTAGAGTAACACCGCAAATGTATTTAGATATGTGGTTATCAGAACAGATACCTACAGATCATTGGTTAGAGATATTAGCAACAAATAAAAAAGTTAATAAACTATATGAGAAACACTTGGAGAAAACAAATGGCTAAACAATGGAACATTCCATTAATTTGGAAAATATTTAAAATACTTCTAGCTATAACAGTATTTTTATTTGTATTTAATAGTTGTGATACAGATGTAACATTACCAAACGAACCAGATATGACATTGATGTCAATGGAACAACATTCAATGGCACCAGGTGAATTACCGCAACCAATGATTGTTGGTGGAACTGTAGTAAATCCAGCTTGTCCTAATTGTAAGTATGACTTTATGGTATCATTACAATCGAGTAGTTGGTGGGGTAGTGGCCACTTTTGTGGTGGTTCATTAGTTAGACCTGATTGGGTAATAACAGCTGCTCATTGTGTTCAAGGGGAATCTGCTAGTAGTATAGATGTAGTCATTGGATTACATAATGTAGGTGGAACAAGTGGGGCACAAACAAGAGATGTAGAAGAAATTATAGTTCACCCACAATATAGTGGTAATTCATTAAACAATGATTATGCACTTTTAAGGTTATCATCACCAATTACAGATTTTGAACCTATACAATTATGTACAGATACAGACCACGATGAAGAACCTGTAATGTCAACAACAATGGGTTGGGGAGCAACATCATCTGGTGGTAGTAGTTCATCTACATTGAGAGAAGTAGATGTTCCTATTGACGATAGCTGTGGTGGTTATTCTAATTCAGAGATTACAAACAATATGGTTTGTGCTGGGTATAGTAGTGGCGGATATGACTCTTGTCAAGGAGATTCTGGAGGCCCTTTAATTATGACAAATGCTGATGGGGACTACGAGTTAATCGGGATAGTTAGCTGGGGTTATGGTTGAGCTGAAGCTCAGTACCCGGGCGTGTACTCTAAAATACATAGTAGATTAAGTTGGTTCTTTGGATATATCGGAGAACCTGAAGAAGATTTTGTAGTAGAATTATATGGTGATGTTAACTTTGATGGTTCATTAGATATAACAGATGTTATACTTTTAGTTAATTTTGTTTTAGGAACAACACCAACAGAAGAACAAGGATTGACTGCTGATTTTAATCAAGATGGTATTATAAATATTCTTGATGTAATAACATTAGTAGGTGAAATTTTAGGAACAACATTTTCACAATCAGTACAATGGTTGGAAGAAAACTATCCTCAATTAAATACAAAAGAAAGATTAAGTAAATTAAATAAAGAACAATACTTTACAAAGTAGGAGAATTAAAATGGGAAAACAGGTTAAAAAACATGGATACACTTGTAAGTTAGTCAGAGTAGTTGATGGTGATACAGCAGATGCTATGATTGATTTGGGATTCAATGTTTGGGTAAAAGAAAGAATTAGATTCTATGGTGTAGATACTTGGGAATCAAGAACAAGAGACCTTGAAGAAAAGAAAAAAGGTTTAGCTGCAAAAGCTTATGTAAAAGATTTATTGGAAAATTCTGATGATGGTAAATTTTCAATCATCTCACACGGAAAAGGTAAGTATGGTAGAGTTCTTGGTGAGTTATTCGTTAAAGGTCAAGAGAAATCGGTAAATGAATTACTAAAAGAAAACGGACACGCTTATGAATATCACGGAGAAAAGAAAAAAGTTTTTAATGGGTAAGGTAGGTTTTACTTGTAGTTGTTTTGATTTATTACATGCTGGTCATATCTTAATGTTAAAGGATGCCAAAGAACAATGTGATAAATTAATAGTAGGGTTACAAACAGATCCAACCATAGATAGACCAGAAAAAAACAAACCTATCCAATCATTTGAGGAAAGAAAAATACAATTAGAAGCTGTTAAATATGTCGATGAAATAATAGAATATGAAACGGAAGAAGAATTGTATCAATTATTAAAAATTTTAATGCCAGATATAAGAATATTAGGTTCTGATTATGATGATGGTAGATATTATACGGGTGTTGAGTTAAATATTCCTATATATTTTCATAAAAGAAATCATAATTATTCTTCAACAAATTTACGAAAAAAAGCTTGTTTAAAATAAAAAAAGGTTGTATATTGTAATATGTATCAGAACATATATGTAAAGCGCACGAAAACATCAAGTGAGGTTCATCTTTGGGATGACAAAGCAGGTTATTCTAAATTCCAATATAAACCATATGCTTATATAAAGTCTCAAACTGGTATGCATCGTAGTCTTTATGGTGACAAGTTAAAGAAAGTAAACTTTTGGACACAAGATGATTTAGAAGCTGGTAATGTATTTGAATCGGATGTTCCTATTGAAACGCGTGTTTTAGTAGATATGTATGGTGATTCCGATGAAGTTTCGGAAGGTCATCGTGAAGTTTATTTCGATATTGAGGTTGAGGTAAAAGATGGTTTTCCAGACCCAAAAAGAGCTGACAATAAAATAACTGCTATAGCATTATATGATAAAGTATCAGACAAATACTCTTGTTATGTATTAGGTGATGTTCCAAATACAGATGTCGTAGAATCATTTAAATCGGAAGAAGAACTACTTCAAAGGTTTTATCAGAAATATCTTGAAATTAATCCAACTATATTAAGTGGTTGGAACATTGATGGATTTGATATTCCTTATTTATATAATAGAACTACCAAAGTATTAGGACATCAATTTGCTAATGCTCTATCACCAATTGGTGAGGTGTTTTATTCTGAAAATAAAAATCAATATAAAATAGCAGGTGTATCTTGTCTCGACTATATGAGATTATATAAATGGTTTACCTATACACAACAATCTTCATATAGATTGGATTTCATAGGACAACTTGAAGTTGGTATTGGTAAGATTGAGTATGAAGGAACACTACAAGACTTATACGAAACAGATATTAACAAGTATATTGAATATAACTTGAATGATGTTAAGATTGTTAAAGCTCTTGATGATAAGTTAAAGTTTATTGATTTGGCTAGAGGTCTAGGACATCTTGGACATATTCCATATGAAGAAAACTTTTTTAGTAGTAGATATTGTGAAGGTGCTATGTTGGTTTATATGAAGAAGATTGGTGTAGTTGCACCAAACAAAACATTTAGATCTTATCAAAGATCTGATGATGACAAATTTGCTGGTGCTTATGTTAAAGATCCAAAACCAGGTAGATATGAGTGGGTATTTGATTTGGATTTAACATCTATGTATCCTTCAGTTATTATGTCATTGAATATATCACCTGAAACCAAGATGGGTAAATTAGTTGGTTGGAATGCTCAAGAGTTTATTAAGGGAACACCAAAAACATATACACTTGAAGTTAATGGTAAAGAAAAAGGCAGATATAATCAAGATGAATTAAAGAAGATGTTTGATAATAATAAGGTTTCTATATCTTCAAATGGTATTATGTACAGATATGATAAAAAAGGTTTAGTGCCTGTTTTATTAGAAAAGTGGTTTAATGAGAGAGTTGAATATAAAAGGTTGATGAAGAAATATGGTGATGAGGGTGTTACAGATAAATATGAGTATTTTAAGAGAAGACAACATGTACAAAAGATTATCTTAAACTCATTATATGGTGTATTGGGATTACCTGTATTTAGATTTTATGATGTAGATAACGCAGAGGCTACTACTTTGACAGGCCAAGAGTTAATTAAGTTTACAGAGAAGATTGCTAATAGTTACTACAACAAACAATTGGGTGACAAAGAAGATTATTGTATTTATACGGATACTGATTCAGTATTTTATCCTTCTATTCCATTGATTCAAAAAGATTATCCAGATGCAGATTTATCTGATGATAAGTTTATGACAGAGAATATATTGGAAAAAGCTGGTGTTGTTCAAGATTATATTAATGATTCTTATAATTTATTTGCTGAGAGATTATTGAATGTAAAGGGTGGTCATAGGTTTGATATCAAACAGGAGACTATTGCCAAGTCAGCATTTTGGGTTACAAAGAAAAGATATGGACAATGGATTATCAACGATGGTGGTGTGAAATGTGATAAACTTGATGTTAAAGGTTTGGATATTGTTAGGAGTAACTTTCCTGTGGCTATGAGAAAGTTGATGACAGAAGTCCTTCAAGATATTTTATCAAATGAAAATAAAGAATTAATTGATGATAAGATAATTTCATTCAAGAAAGAAATGAAAAC